GACTCGATCATATTGCTTCTATTGAACTTGGTGAAAAGAAGATTTCGTACGAAGAGTATGACAATATCGCAGAGTTCTATCGACAGGACTTTAACAAGTTTGTTCAGTATAACTACCAAGATACCATTCTCGTACAACGTCTTGAAGAGAAGTTGAAGTTGATGGAACTTGCGGTGGCTTTGGCGTATTCTGCAAAGGTGAACTTCATGGATGTTTATTCTCAGGTTCGCACTTGGGATCAAATCATTTATCACTATCTGAATGAACGAAACATCGTCATTCCGCAGAAGAAAGGTGGACAGAAGGACACACAGTATGCAGGTGCCTATGTGAAAGAACCAATCGTCGGTAAACACGACTGGGTTGTTTCGTTTGACTTGAACAGTCTATACCCGCACCTCATCATGCAATACAACATCAGCCCAGAAACTCTCATCGAGATGGATGAGGAATCCCGATTTGGTATTGGACCCAATACTATTCTGGATGGTCCTGATGGATCGTACGGAAAGAAATGTTACGCAAATCTAGACAAACTCAAGTCTATTGGGTATTCTGTCGCTGCAAATGGTACTTGTTATCGTGGTGATGTTCAAGGGTTTTTGCCTGCATTGATGGAAAAGATGTATGCAGAACGCAAGATGTACAAAAAGAAGATGATCGAGGCACAGAAGCAACGAGAGGAAGTTCCGAAGATGAACATGCCAACCATCGGCAAAGCTGGCCTCGCTCGTAAACTCGAATATGATATTGCAAAGTATCACAACTTTCAGTTGGTTCGTAAGATTCAGTTGAACTCTGCTTACGGTGCTATTGGTAATGAATTTTTCCGTTACTATGATGTTCGTATGGCAGAAGCGATTACTCTTTCTGGACAGTTGAGTATTCGTTGGATCATTGACCATCTGAATGATTTTATGAACAAGACTTTGGAGACGAAGAATGTCGATTATGTTGTGGCATCTGACACAGATTCTGTTTACCTTAAGCTTGGTGATCTTGTTACTCGTTTTCTCGGTACTGACTACGAGACATCAAAGGCTGTGGATTTCCTCGACAAGGCCTGTGCAGAAATACTTCAACCATTCATCGACAAAAGGTATGAAGAACTTGCCGAACTGATGAATGCGTATGATAACAAGATGGTGATGGAACGCGAAGTGATCGCCGATGTTGGTATCTGGACCGCAAAGAAACGATACATGTTAAACGTGTACGATTCAGAAGGAGTTCGATACAATCCACCAAAGCGAAAGATCATGGGTATCGAAACGACGCGATCCTCCACTCCGGCTGTTGTTCGAGATTGGTTGAAGGAGTCTATTCGCATCATTCTAAACGAAGACGAAGATACACTTATCAACTTCATCGAAACAAAGAAGAAAGATTTTATGACATTGGATGTGGAAGATATTGCCTTCCCGAGAGGTGTCAGTAATCTGAATAAATATAGAGACTCGTCGGAAATCTATCGTAAGTCAACGCCTATTGCCGTGAAGGGTGCGTTGCTTTATAATCATTACATTCTGAAAAATAAACTGGACCGTAAGTATCAGTTGATCGGTGAGGGTGAAAAGGTGAAGTTTGTAATGTTGAAGAAACAAAATCCAATCTGTGGACCGAAGGGTGATCAGGTTATCTCTTTTGTTTCAAGATTTCCAAACGAGTTGATCGACAAAAGATACGTTGACTACACTACACAGTTTGAGAAAAGTTTCTTAGACCCCTTGACTTCCATTCTAGATGTGATAGGATGGCAGACTGAAAGAAAATCTACACTTGAATCATTCTTTATATAAGGAGAATAGAATGGATATTGAGATTAATGACGTTCGAATTGTTCGCTTGATGTCTGGTGAGGAACTCATTTGTGACTACACCTACAATGAAGAAGAAGATACTCATACTCTTCGACTTCCTTCTCTGATCGTTCCTACTGGCCAGAACAACATTGGTCTGGCTCCTTGGATGCCTTACGCTGACTACAACGATGAGATCACTCTTCAAGAGAAGGTTGTGGCTTTTGTTGTCGAACCTCACAAGGAACTTACTGCTGAATTCAAGCGCATTCACAGTAACACTCCTCAACTGGTGGTTCCTGATAAGACCGTAATTGGTGCAAATGACGTTGCTGGTGTTATCGGAGGCAATTGATTAAATGAGTTATCTGAGTGATCTTGTAAAGGAATCTGGAAACAAATATGCTTCTATCGCAGATGATGGAATCGAGGGAAGCGACATTACAGGTTTTGTTGACACTGGTTCTTATAGTTTCAATGCTCTTGTCAGCGGATCTTTGTACGGAGGTATCCCGGATAACAAGATCACTGCATTGGCGGGTGAATCCGCGACTGGCAAGACTTATTTCGCACTTTCTCTCGTCCATCGTTTTCTTCGTGATCGTCCTGATGGGGTTGTTCTTTATTTTGATACTGAACAGGCGATTACATCTGATATGATTCGTGAACGTGGAGTTGATCCGTCACGAATTGCTATCTTCCCCGTTTCGACTGTTGAAGAATTTCGACATCAGGCGATCACGATTGTTGACAAACATCTTGAACAACCAAAGAGCCAGCAAAAGCCTGTGATGATTGTTCTCGATTCACTTGGTATGTTGTCAACCAACAAGGAAATGACAGATACGGCAGAGGGCAAGACTACTCGGGATATGACCCGCGCTCAAGTCATCAAGGCAACCTTCCGTGTTCTTACTCTCAAGTTGGGAAAGGCGAACATTCCGATGATTATGACGAACCATACTTACGATGTTGTTGGTTCAATGTTCCCCACCAAGGAGATGGGTGGTGGTTCTGGACTCAAGTATGCCGCATCTACGATCATCTATCTTTCCAAGAAGAAGGTGAAGGAAGGTACGGATGTCATCGGAAACATTATTCATTGTAAACTCTACAAGTCTCGTCTGACGAAGGAAAACTCGATGGTGGATGTTCTCCTAAGTTACGATGCTGGTTTGCATCCTTATTATGGCCTTGTTGATATCGCCCTCAAACATGATATCATCAAGAAAGTTTCAACACGACTTGAGTTCCCAGATGGTACAAAGGCTTTTGAAAAGTCTGTGTACAAGGAACCAGAGAAATACTTCACCGAGGATGTTATGAAACAACTCGAAGAAGCAGTTGCAAAGGAATATAAGTATGGATCAACTAGAGACGAATTGGAAATACCGCCTGATTCCGTACAAGGATGATCGGTTTGCAATAGAAATTCTTGAGAAGAAATACAAAGGTATCGTTTTCCTTGCCGGGAGAGTGCAGTTCACTCCCGTGCAAGGAGACGATCGTATGCAATTTCGGTATGAATACGATATACTCGAAAACCCCAAGAAGAAAAAAGAAACTAAAGACTTGAAAAAGATGATTGGGGATATTATCATACAACTTCTATACGAACAATACAGTAAGGAATCAACAGATGAGTATATCGAACTTGACGGTGGAGAGCCTGATTCTTTCTCAGGTAATGAGGAATGAATCTTATGCGAGAAAGACTCTACCGTTCATAAAAGAAGATTACTTTTTAGATGAAACGGATCGAGTCGTTTACAAGGCGATTCGATCTTATATTGACAAGTATAATACGATTCCTTCCAAGGAATCTCTTATCATCTCTCTGAGTGACGACCGTTCTCTTGGGGAGAGTGTGTTTAAGAAGTCATGTGAACTGATTGACGAACTGGCCAAATCTGATCCAGATCAGGATGAGAAGTGGTTGATTGATACTACAGAAAACTTTTGCAAAGAAAAGGCGGTATACAATGCGATCATGGAGTCGATTCATATCATCGACGGTAAATCGAAGTCAAAGACGGCAAACGCAATCCCTGAGATCCTCACCGAAGCCCTCTCAGTCTGCTTCGACCCCCACATCGGACACGACTACCTCGAAGACTCAGACCAACGATACGAATTCTACCACAAAGTAGAATCGAAGATGCCTTTTGATCTTGAGTTCTTCAACACAATCACTTCTGGTGGAACGCCAAGTAAAACTCTGAACGTGGTAATGGCTGGTACTGGTGTAGGCAAGTCTCTCTTCATGTGTCACCACGCGGCTAACTGCCTCTCGCAAGGAAAGAACGTCCTGTACATCACTTGCGAGATGGCAGAGGAGAGAATCGCAGAGAGAATCGACGCGAATCTCATGGACATCACTTTGGATGATCTGAAACAACTCCCAAAGATGATGTACGATAAGAAAGTTGAAAAACTCAAGAAGGATATTAAAGGAAAACTAATCGTCAAGGAATATCCGACAGCAACAGCAAACG